ACGATGTTAGTTATACTTCAGCATCTTTCACAGCAAATGGTGCTTTAATTTATAATGACACACAATCTGATAAAGCTTGTGCAGTTATCGCTTTTGGTAGTGATAAAACTGTAACTAGTGGAACTTTCACAATTCAATTTCCTACAGCAGACGCATCAGACGCAATCATAAGATTAGCATAAGGAGGTCTTCCTTATGGCATCAACCTGGGGCACAAATACTTGGGGCTCTAACGAGTGGCAAGATGATGTTGTCACCGTTTCTTTATCTTCACCTGGAGCAACAACAGCATTAGGAACACCACAATCTTTTAACGTTGAAGGTTGGGGTAGACAACAATGGGGCAACTCTGGTTGGGGAGTTGAATATTCTGTTGAGCCTACAGGTTTATCTATCACTTCTTCACAAGGAACCGCAACAGCAGCACCAATAACATTGGTTTCATTAACAGGGGTTTCTGCAACAGCTTCAGTTGGGACAGTAACAGCCGCTGATGTAGTTGGTGTATCAGGTGTAGCAATAACCTCTGCAATAGGAGAATTAGCAAGTGTTGGAACACTTGTAGGTTGGGGTAGAAATGGTTGGGGTGAAGAACCTTACGGAGACTCAGTTAATAAAGTTGTAGTTCTTGTTAATGGCGAACAAATAACTTCAGAAGTAGGATCAATTAGTCCAGCAGATGTAATGGGACTAACAGGAGTTTCTTCAACTTCTAATGTTGGATCTCCTACAATAATAGGTAGTGTAGTTGTAAGTCTAACAGGAGTTTCTTCTACATGTAGTGTAGGTTCTACTCAAGTTAATAGTAGTCCGCTTGTGACTCCAACAGGAGTTTCCTCAACAGCCTCTGTAGGATCAATAACTCCTGCAGATCAATCAATGGGATTGACAGGAGTTTCTGCTACAGCATCAATTGGTAGTATTGAGATTAATTCAAGTCCTATTATAATTCCAACAGGTCAATCTGCAACTTTATCAGTAGGATCAATATCACCTGCAGATGTAATGGGATTAACAGGAGTTTCTGCTACTATTTCTGTTGGATCAATATCACCTGCAGATGTAATGGGATTAACAGGAGTTTCTGCAACAACAAGTGTTGGAGATATATTTATTCAGGCATATCAAGATGTTGACACAGGCTCAAATACATCGTATACAGATGTTGCAACTGGATCAAATACGAGTTATAGTAACGTTGCATAGGAGATAAAATATGGCATCAACATACACACCTTTAGGAGTTGAACTTCAAGCAACCGGTGAAAACGCAGGTACATGGGGTACAAAAACAAATACTAATTTACAAATTTTTGAACAAGTTTCTGGTGGGTATACTACTCAAGCAGTATCTGATGCTGGTGATACTGATTTATCTGTATCAGATGGATCAACTGGTGCAACTCTTGCACATAGAATTATAGAATTCACAGGAACATTAACAGCGGGAAGAAATGTAACAATACCTCTTGATGTACAAAATTTTTACATATTAAAAAATGGAACTTCAGGTTCACAAACTGTAACATTTAAATATGTTAGTGGTACAGGAACGAGCGCTGCAGTTGCGGCTGGTCAAACTATTATTGCTTATGCAAAAGCAGACGACGGCACAAATCCAAATATAACATCAGTTGAATTTGGTGGAGATGTTGTTGATGATACTTCACCACAATTAGGTGGAAACTTAGATGTTAATGGAAACGATATTGTTTCTACATCAAACGCTGATATTGATATTATTCCTGACGGAACAGGTGATGTTAATCTTGGCGCAGACACAGTTCAAATAGGAGACAACAATGCTGACGCAACTCTTACAACTCAAGGGACTGGAGATTTAATATTAAATACAAATAACGGTACAAATGCAGGTACAGTAACACTTGCAGATGGCGCAAATGGAGATATGACTATAGCTCCAAATGGCACTGGTAGACTAAAAATAACTAACGCAACATCAAGCTCAACACAAATAGCAACTACTGATGGAAAAGGTCTTGTCTTCTCCATGGTTTTCGGGTATTAATACAAAAGGAGAATAAAAAATGGCAACACCAAATCTTGTAAATATAGCAACGATCACACCTAAGAATGCTATGGGTAGTTTAGCTGATACAAGCAGAACTACTATGATCGATGTCCCTGCAGAAACTGCAGTAAGAATTGACACAATATTATTAGCTAACATTGATGGAACTAATGCTGTTGATGCAACAGTAGAAATTAGTAACGACAATGGTTCAAATTATTATAAAATCGCAAACACAATTTCTGTGCCTGCAGATTCTACATTAGATTTAATTTCAAGACCTATCTACTTAGATGAAACAGATATTATAGCTGTTACAGCTGGTGCTGCTGATGATTTAGCGTTCCATGTTTCTTATGTAGAAATGGTAGACTAGGAGTATTAAATGCCAAAGATAATTAAACCAGTAGCAAAGGGAGATTTTACAGCAGCAACAATTTCTGTTGATTCTCAAGGAAGAGTTGTAACTGCTGCAAGTGGATCAGCAGGAAGTGCTGGAATGACTCCTACACTTATGGCAACCGGTCCTGCTTCAGGAACTTTTACAGCATCTAACAACAGTACCAAACTAGTTATTTATGCATCTTCAGGTGCTGGTGGAGGTGGAGGTAGTAATCCAAGTAATCAAGGTGGAAAGGGCGGCAGTGGTGCTTTTGCTGTTTACGTTCACCCCATATCTGCACCTTTTTCACAACCTTACGCTGTAGGTGCTAGAGGAAATAGAGGAGCTAATCATCCTGGTAATGGAGCAAATGGTGGTGGTACTGGTGGTACTACTTCATTAACGAATGTATTTAATTTAACTGGCGGTAATGGTGGTGGCGCTGGCGCTAACGGTGGTAACGGTGGTAACGGAAATGTTGGAACAGTTTCTAACTCTCCTGCACCAGCAACTTTTTCTTCAGCTACTAATACAATTGAAGATAACGTAAGATACGTTGTACCTATGACATCTGGTTTAGGTCTTTCATCCAATAAAGCAAATCCTGGCTCAACTCCTTTAGTTGGTTTTCAAAACTTAGCTTATCCTGACGGTGTTAGAGGTGATTTAGTAATTTATGAGAATGGAGAATAGAAAATGGCTAAACATGCAATTTTCACAGAAGTAGGTGACCTTAAATATTTAGCAGAATCAGATGCTGAAAAAAATAATCTTTCTAATAGAGCATGGCCCGCTTATCCAACAGCAGAAATTTCAGATCAATTATTTGATGATGTTGCACACTTTCAAAAAAAAATAACATTACAAGATGGGTCAGTAATTGAAACTGCAACTGACTATTCTTTTGCTGATTTAAATGCAGAAGATCAATCTTCAGAAATTAAAATAAAAGTAGCAGATCAATCAGACTCTATAAAACTTTTTATATCTTCAAATCCTAATAATGAAGATCTATCAATTTGGCAAGATTATCTTTCTAAACTAGAGGCTATAGACGTAGATACTTTAATTTTACCTGTATCCAATAATTCTTTTCAACAATGGTTTAATGCACAACCAGGATACCCTCAAAAAAAGTTTTTGCAATTACCTTAATTATTTGTTAAAAACCTTTCAATGTTTTTAAGAAAGAAAAAAATAACGTTTCAATGTCATCCAGATCTTTTAGATGTTAAAGAAATAGAACCTAAACTTTCCAGCCATTGTTTACCTGATTGGTATAAGAAAATTAAAGTATTACATCATTCAAAAGGTAGGAGTCTAAAAAGTTGTATGCCTTTTATGGATAGTATGACAGCAGGTTATATACTACCTCTTCCACAAGATCTTTATATAGAATATAATTTTTATAATGAAGAAATTAAAAAAAAAGATACTGGTTTTAGATTTTCTTTAGATGGTCTAATAGATGACAAGAAACTTTTAGATTATAATTTAAATAACTCTGCTTTAGAAACACACCCCACCTCTCAACTAGGAGGAGACAACTCATACATTTCTAAAAAAAATGGAAGTCAGGCTTTTTTAAAAATTAAAAACCCTTGGAAAATAATAACACCTCCAGGGTATTCTTGTCTATTTACTTCTCCTCATTATAATGAAAATGATTATTGGAATATACTAACTGCAATTGTAGATACTGATACATATGAAGGAATGGTAAATTTTCCAATATTAATTAATCATGATAAATATCCAGAGTTTAAAAAAGACTTTAAACAAGGGATGCCTTATGTACAAGTTATTCCTTTTAAAAGAGATTCTTGGTATTTTAAAAAAGAAAGTTTAGAATTAAATCCTTCTAAAATATTTAATTATTTTTCAAAATTTCAAGATAGATATAAAAGACATAATTGGATTAAAAAAATATGGAAATAAAAAATCTTATTCATATTGAAGATGAAATTATGCCTTATCCAATATTATCTTCTTTTATAAAATGGATTGCAAAAAATCCTGATATGTTTGAACAAGCAAAAGTTACAAATGGTATTGATCAAAGAATAGATACTGAAGTTAGAAAAGTATCTAATGCTTATTTAGATCCAGGAATGCTTTCACAAACTGGAGTACATTGGTTTAATTTTTTATCTAGAACAATATTTAATATAATAGGTAATTATAGACAAAAATTAAATATACCTTCTTTTGAAATTAATGGTCTAACAGAAGTTACTATTTTAAAATATGAAAATTCTGGTTTTTATAAACCCCATACTGATCATTGTTCAAGAATTCCCAGAACTTTATCTGTAGTTTTGTTTTTAAATAATGACTATGAAGGTGGTGAATTAGTATTTAAATCTTTAGATTATCAAAAAGACATACTTACAGTTGATGTAAAACCAAACAGAAGTATTATTTTTCCAAGTAATTTTATGTTTCCTCATACAGTAAAACCTGTAAGTAAAGGAACAAGATATGCGGTGGTATCATGGGCTCTTTAGAAAAAAATAAATACAAAGTTATTAAAAACTTTTTAACAAAAGAAGAAATTGAATTAGCTAAAAAATATATACTTATAAGACATCGACAAAACAGTACAAAGTTTGATAAAACTCAAAATAATAATGGAGATACTATGTTTTATCAAGACCCTTTTACTGAAGCATTACTTTATAACAAATTAAAGTTAATGGAAAATAAAACTAAATTAAAATTATTTCCTACTTATTCTTTTTCAAGGGTATATACTTATAACTCTGAACTTACTTCTCATACAGATAGACCTTCTTGTGAAATTTCAGTAACAATAATGTTTGGTAGTGATGGCACAAAATGGCCTATTTATATGAAAGATACTCCTATTGAATTATTGCCAGGAGATGCTTGTATATATTTGGGTTGTGAAATAGAACACTCTCGTAAGCATTTTACCGGAGATTGGCATGCACAAGCTTTTTTGCATTATGTAAACCAAAATGGACCCAACACAAAATATAAATTTGATGGTAAAAAACCCAGTTTACACCCTACATTGCAAAGTTGATTTTAAATAAATTAAATGGTAAGATTAGAAAATGCGTTATATTTTTAAAGAAAAAGAGCTAGACATAGAGTTATCTTGGAAAGAACGTTTTAGACTTTTTATTAAAGGTTATATTCGTATGAATCGGTTTGATAGCTATAAATATTCTGCTGTTTTAATTAAACTTGCTACAGAGGCAATTGAAAAATATGGTGATGCTAAAGAACATGGTGACGTTAATAAAAATGAATAGGTTAAACTATGTTACAAAAAATTGGATTCCAACCAGGATTTAACAAACAAGTAACAGAAACCACAGCCGAAGGACAATGGGTTGGTGGAGATAATGTTAGGTTTAGATATGGAACCCCTGAGAAGATAGGTGGATGGTCACAGTTAGGTGAAAACAAACTTACAGGTGCAGCTAGAGCTTTACATCATTTGGTTAATAAATCTGGTAACAAGTTTGCAATCATAGGTACCAACAGAATTTTATATGCTTACACGGGTGGTGTATTTTATGACATTCATCCAATCAAGTCTACAGTTACATTATCAAACGCTTTCAGCACGACCAATGGTTCTACATCGGTCACTTTAACATTTAGCTCGGACCACGGAGTACAAGCAAACGATATTATTCTTTTAGATAATTTTACAACAATTACAGGATCCGATTATTCAGCTTCAGACTTTGATGATAAAAAATTTATGGTAACATCTGTGCCATCATCTACAACTTTAACTATTACAATGCCATCAGCTGAAACAGGTTCAGGTGCAACAACTTCGGGCGGTATTAGAGTACAGCATTATTATCCAGTAGGACCTGCAGAACAATTACCTGGTTTTGGTTACGGTTTAGGTCAATGGGGTGGAACAGTTTCAGGAGAGGCAACTACAACTTTAAATGGTGGTATTAATGATTCAACTACAACCATTGTATTAACCGATGCATCACAATTTCCAAGTTCAGGTACAAACTTTGTACAGATAGGATCAGAAGAAATTTCATACACAGGAATATCAGGTAACACTTTAACAGGAGTTACAAGAGGAGTTAGAAACACGACAGCAGCTACTCATTCAAATGGTGCAACAGTAACCAACAGTTCAGACTATATTGCTTGGGGTGAAGCTGCATCTGGTGACTTAGTTATTGATCCTGGTTTATGGTCTATTGATAATTTTGGAGATAAAGTAATTGCACTAATTCATAATGCACAATGTTTTGAATGGGACTCTAATGCAACAGGAGCCGTTAATAATAGAGCAACTATTATTAGTGGTGCACCAACAGCATCACGTGACATGTTAGTATCAACTCCTGATAGACACTTAGTATTCTTTGGAACAGAATTAACTATTGGTGATCCAACTACACAAGATGAAATGTTTATTAGATTTTCTAACCAAGAAGATATTAATACTTATCAACCAACAGCAGTTAATACAGCAGGTACACAAAGACTTGCGGATGGATCTAAAATTGTAGGTGCAGTTAGAGGTAGGGATGCGATCTATGTTTGGACGGATACGTCTTTATTTACTATGAGGTTTATTGGTCAACCATTTACATTTGGTTTCCAACAAGTAGGAACGAACTGCGGATTGATTGGACAGAACGCTGCATTAGAAGTTGATGGTGCTGCGTATTGGTTTTCAGAAAATGGTTTCTTTAAATATTCTGGTAACCTTGAGACTATGGTTTGTTTGGTAGAAGACTTTGTCTACGATGATTTAAATACAACAGCTAACCAACTAATTAATGTTGGATTAAATAATTTGTTTGGTGAGATTACTTGGTTCTATTGTACAGAAAGTTCGAGTGTTAT